CAGACTTCTTGTTGCCTTGCAAGCCTTCAAGAAGAGCAGTTTTGGTGTCTACCCAGCGGCTTTCTAATAGTTCTGACATCATTATCTCCTTAATTATAATCCAGCAAGACGTTTAATATCAACCACATTACTTTGTGTTTCATCGTCTGCTTTAGTTGCTGTCATTGTTTCTTCTCTGTTGCCTGTAACTTCTTTGCCTTCTGTTAATGCTGCCTTACGCTTTGCTGGAGTATTTCCGTCGATTACCGATGGTAAGTACTTGTCAAACTGCTTTTGCAAACGGTCTGTCTGTACTGATTCCAGTAAGTCTGTCATAATCTCGCGCTGATCATTGCTCAATGGAGCGATCAGTTCGTTCATAATCTTTTCTCTTTTTGCTGTTTCAACTAAACGCTGTTTTTCAACGTTAACTGATTCAGCTAAAGTTTTTGCCTTCGATGCAAATGCTTTTGCTTCTGAAAGTTGCTTGTTTTTAATATCAACAACTTTAAGAAGTTTAGACACTTCTGAATTCTCATTCAAGTGGCTAGTTGTATATTCGCTTGCAAATGCTTCGAAGATTTTACGACCAAAATCGTTTCTTCGTGCTGTATCAATGTCTTCTTTAAGTGCAGCAATTTCACCTTGCAGTGATTTGCCAACCATTTCAGATACTGCTGTAGCACTTCTTTCAATAAAATCAGTCTTAACTTTATTGAAGTGTGTTTTAGCTTCACGTACTAAACGTACTTTTGTTTCTGCTAAATCTTTCTTGTCTTCATGGAATTCTGAAATTTCATTAGACAGGGCATCTACTACAAACTCTTCTAACTGGCTATAACTTTCAGCCAGTGCAGCTTTGTCTGCTCGTAGTTCTTTGATTTCTGCTGCTAAATTTTCAGCAACAAAACCTTTTAGAAGATCTGCATTTTCACGCATTGCAACAGCATACTTCGCTTTTGCTTCTGCTAAACCTTTACGGTCTTCTTGAAATTCTGCAATCTCTTCTGCAAGACGCTCAGAAAGCATTGAGTCGATAGCTTCAACCATAGTTGACTTATCGTGCTCATACTTCTGTGCAAATTCTTCACGAAGTTCAGCAGCTACTTGCTGCTTATTTTCAGAAACCTTTGCGTCCCACGCCTCTTCTAACTCAGCCCTGATTTCCTCTGAAACAACATCATTTTCAAACAGTGTTTTCAGTGCATCAATCATTGTGTTCTCCTAATTTCACTGGAGTTTACTGATTATATTAATCAGTGATTCCTTTAGATACTTTTGTGCCTTTGGGTCTTCTTTAGTAGCCTGTGCTAATTCATATGCCTTCATCCCGCCCCTTGAATTCATAAGTTGTTCATAAATTGGAGTAGGATATGCACCAGGAGCAGATGGCTGAGCAACTACGTCCACGGTAATAATTTCAAAGTCAGCAACGTTACCGCTGCTGTCAACTTCACCAGAGCCCCTAGATGAAACACCTAGTTTAACTCCGCTTTCAAGCATTGTTTTAACTAGTTGTCCCATTGGGGTTGGTAAAATTTTCAACTTTCCGTAACCGTTGTCACCATCCATCCAACATTCAGTTATCATATGGCTTACACGGTCAATATTAATGTTAAGTCCTTCTGGATGATCAACTTCTCCGAGAGGAGTATAGCCACCGCTAATCTGATCATTGAGCGTTTTGACAGCCCTGCCGATTTCATCTACAGGATACACTCGCTGATTAGCATTACGAATACCGCCTTGGATAATAATACCTTTTAAATAAAGGTCTTTACCTTCGTTAGCGCCTTCTAATACTACGTTAGCTTGGTCAAATGTCAAATGCTCTCGTAAATCGTTCATCAAGATTTCCTAACTGCTTTTTTAGCCGCCAATAGTTGGTTTCTTATTGTCAGCTGTCTCTGGCTTTGACTTCTTTTCAGCGCCGTGACCAGGTTCGGTTTTGCCAGCTTTTGCTGCCTTACCACCAGGAACATTTACGTTCTTGGTATTCATATCCTTAGCATTCTGATCACTTAGTGCAGAACCTTTAAGGTTACCTTTGTTAGCTTCTACGCCTGCTTCTGTACCAGCTTGGTTCAAGTTGCTTGCGGTTCCGCCCATATCGTTTTTACCTGCTACTGTTGACTTGGTGTTTGCACCGTTGTCGCCCATTGTAGCTGATACTTTTTCAACATACTCGCGCATTTGCTCGCC